CTTAGACGGTTGTTGGTAGAGTCGATGATATTGGTTGGATTAATTTATGAGATTCTAGTATTTTTATTTAAGGAACTGTTTATTGTTCTATGTTAGCGATATTGAAGTTCTCTAAGAACATGATGTTACGTTCTTTAAGAATGTCTTCACGCTTGCTTTGTGTTAGTTTCTTCAAATAAAAATACATAGACTCCAATTCAGCGATTGTTAAATCTAATCCGCGGACTTTGTTGTAATACGTTTGTAAGTAACCCAATCCAATATTTAAATTTGCTTCCTCTATGACTGATAAACAATCGGCTATACTTAATTTTATCTCGTCCCAATCGTCTTGTGATGTTATTGCTTTGCTCAATACACGGCCGACACGACGGAGTAAATCTGGTACAAAGCCGATGGGTGTTACAATATTAGCTATGTACTCCGCGATTACTGGTGTTTCAACTTTAAGCTTAAACCTGGCTAAATCTGCAATAGATACTCCTCCGTCTTTGTTCTCTTTGTAATCTTTGCATATGATCAAACAATCATCACCTTTAAATCCAGCGCAAATCATGTCGTCGAATGTGAAGCACATACCTATTGCGCCCATGTTGTAAAGTGTGTTTCCGCCTAACGTGTGCGGTTGACCTGAGTGTTGTTGCCATCTTCCTTCCATATAGGCTCTAAGTGGTATTTGATTTTTACTGCCTACAATCATGGTGAGCTTCCAACTGCTGCGCATATTAATCATCATCGCAATAGTGAACTCATTCATCCCCGTTGTTCTGTACATGAAGCAGATGGCTTCAATGCCTCTCTGTTCCTGGGAACAGTCAAATTCGGTGAAGTCATTGCAAAATTTTACGTAACTGCGATCATTGATTTGATGTTTGAATCTTGTCCAAAATGTGGCGAGGTCGCGATCTGATGCATTGTAGGATACTTGTACGTTGTCTTTCAATAAAAATGGTAACATTTCGTCAAAGTATCTGATGTGCGCTGAACATACGATGTTCATAAGTTTTGTCCATGCCGAAACGCCTTGTCCATGTTTGTTTACTGCGTCATATCCTGGTTTGGTTATCTCTTTTGGTTGTGTTTTCTGATGAAATGTGACGGTTGTGTGATAATTGAAATCAGCAATAAATTCATTTTCTAAATCTGCATATTTGTTTGCTGTCGCGGTACTATCTGTGACTAATTCAAGCAGTCTACTGATTATCACTGTTCTTCGTTTACGTTCGTCTTCTTTCTCGGGTTGTAGTTCAACATCCGCGTTAATGCTATAACTTTGATAACCTTTTGTTATTAGTTTAGAGTATTTGTGACCTTCCAGCTCCTCTGATTGTATACTATTAAAGTAATCCCATTCTAGTTCGTTGAATATTTGCCTGGCTTCTTTTGGGAATTTTGATTGCACAACCTTAAATACGTCTGTTGCGTGGCGCCATATGTCGGCGCAGCTCGGTTGCATTCTTTTCACTAGATCCTTGTAATCTGGTTTCAAAAATTTTTCTATTCCTTTGACGAACTTTCCTGTGTACGACTTGGGTAGTGGTTTGGCTGGTGGTCTTACTGCGTACCTGCCAATCATTGTGCCGATGCCTTTGTTGCCTGAATGGCTGCCATATATACGTTGATAAGTTTTATAATTGCTCACCATTTCGGCTTTACGTTCACAATCTTTGGGTACTACTGCGTCAATATCCGCTTTAAATTTTTCTTTGCTGTTTATCGTCGGAAGAATGGGCAAGTGGATGTCAATAACATCTGGTGTTAATGTCTTGTTTATTTGTATATACACTTTGTCCATGATGGTTGTGACGTGAGTGGT